TTATGACGATTTTTTATAAAGTGGGGACACTCTTTACAAGGTTTTTTCATTTCAACTTCGAATCAATAAATTCTTTAACATCTTTCAACTTATCGAAATCATATTTAACACCATCAATGGTTACTTCGTAAGAATGCCATTTGGTGAATTTACTATCTCCACTTTGAAATGTTCGTGGGTCTTTTTTTCTAAAAGTATCTTTCATTTTGGAACCCTCATACTTGACGATTTCAAATCCACGATATTCTCTTTTAGTTTCTTTGGTTGTCCACATAGAACAAAGGTAAGAAATAAAATTGGATGAATAAAAAATTATTTTGATTATTTTATAATTTTGACCGTATCGACTATGGTAAGTGTAACATTGATCACACCCCGTTTAAGAAAGTTTAATTTTTTTGCAGTACCATAACTAAGATCAATGAGAAATTTGGAACTTTTTGGAAGTCGGTCATTAACTTTTACATAACAAACTGAATCATTATGTTCATTCACAACTTTAAGTACCGTCCCGAATTTGAAGTACTTGTGTGCGGCGGTCAAACTATCAGCATGAAATCTTTCTCCTGATGAGGTCAATCTACCCGTCCAATGTTGTCCGTAGTAAGTTGCTAAACCTTTATATTCAGGATTTGTTAGAATAAATGATAATAAAAAGAACGGTATTACAACCAATATTTTATTTAAGATTCCAATTTTTGTATTTTGTTTCGATTTTTCTTTTTCCATATTTTTTTTCCATAATTTGTTGGTGAAGATCCCAATTTAGAATTGATTCACTAACTTGTTCGTCGTCTTTAGCCAGCCCGTAAACTTTAGATATTTTCTTAATCATTTTGTTTGCAATATATTGGAAGTTTTCAATTTCATCCTCAAAGAATTTGGTTGGGTTCTTTTCGTATTTCATCACATATTTTAAAAACTTTTGTCTAATCTCATCTGTTTTTTTTAATTTTTCAACACCCTTATCTAAACGACTTGGTAAAACTCCAAGTTGTGCTCCGAATCTTAACATATCATCCATATGATGTTCTGTCATTCGAACAAACATTTCCATTCTATTATTAACTAAATCAATGTAAGCCACTTCCAACACTCTGTCAATTTTTTGGTCAATAGTCATATTAGACGGATCTTCACCAATGTGGTTTAGAAGAGCATCCAATCTATCTTCACTTTCTTTTAATTGATTTATAAAATCTTGAAATGTGAAATTTTTAATTTGGACCAATTCTTTATAAACTCTGTTGTTTTCAATAAATTCTCTAAATTGTGATTTTGTAATATTTTTTGATTTCATTGATGATGCAACCTCTACAGGTCTTACAAGGTTTTCAATGCCATGGATATAATACATATATCTAAAGAAAACTCCATCTAAGACTGGTATTCCAAAATTACCTCTTCTTTGTGTTGCTTGATATAAAGCATCAGGACCAATTAAACCAAACTTTTTGGATTGTTTGTCATATTTGTGTTTTAATTCATGAGCTAAAGACGCAACATGTTCGTCTCTTTCTTCTTCCATTTTTTTAATTAACCCTTCAGGTTCCCAATTTTCACCTACCGCAAATGTAATTGTTAGATCTAAAGTTGTTGAGGGTTCTGTTTCTTTCATATAAACATCTCGATTGAATGCGAAACCACCTCCCATTCCCATGGAAATAATATCTAAGACTCCTTCTTCTCCTCTAATTTTTTCGATATTCACTTTGAGTTCATATGAATCAATCATTACCTGATGTTTACCACCTAATTCAAATTCAATATCACCATCAAATTCATATTCATCTTCGATACTATCTATCGATTTAATGTCTTGTTCAACGATATCATATAACATCTCGGCAGCTTCTAAAATCTCATTGGGAACCCCTAATGCTTCAGTGATTAATTTTAATTGATTTTCGGTAATAACAATATTTCTCATAACAATAAATATGTTGGAGTTAGGGTTTATCCCACAACTCCAACTAAATCATCAAGGTGGTGATCGTTACTTAAATCAGACCCAATATCACGGCGATCCATCATGTGAACTATCTCAGTTATTTTGTATGGGTACATATTATTACCATCCACACCAACATCCAATCGTTTTCCGTTACCCCACTTGTTTTGTACTGACAAGTGAACATGACCATGAAGATGGATAAATCCTTTATTTAGTCCGTTCCAACTTTGTAGTGGGTAGTGACAAAGTATAAAGTTTTCACCTTCGATGTTCGCTTCTAAATAATTACTAACAGATAGAAATCGATCTTTAATGTTTCCTCTGTCGTTTGAGATGTGGTGGTCATGGTTACCCAAAACCAAGTGAATGTTTTTACAAACAAGCCGATCCAAGAACTGACCAATCATTTCAAATCCACCAAATGCAACATCACCCAAGTGAATTAAAGTATCATCAGGACCAACCTTCGCATTGATATTATTTACAATTGTTGAGTCCATCTCATCAAGATCTCTAAAGTCTCGTGTAGAACTCACAGGAATTTTACCGTCTTGTGTTCGCCAGTTAGTTACACCTCGACAGATGTTTTTGTGATGGTAGTGAGTATCGGATGTGATCCACACAGTACCAGTTGTTAATAGTTTATTGAATTTCATTATAATTTTATTTCAAAACGGTTTTTCATTTGTTCTAATTTGTCTTCAGGAACTCCATGTTGATTTATTCCTCCATGTCTGTTTTCAACTACAATTGAGAATACTTTATAACCGTAGGTTTCTGCCATTTGGAGGTAAGGTTCCATCTCCCACTCTTGTGTAAAGGTATTTGATACCGCAATTTCAGGATAATACTGATCATTAATCATACTATCTTTCATGTAATTTTCTACTATATTTTGACACCATTTATGTGCGTCTCTGATTTTGGAAATATCAAATTCGTATTTACCATTTTCTTGATTGATAAAATATTTGTCTGCCTCACAAACTAAAAAATCTTCACCAACCAATTTTTTTGCAAATGTTGATTTACCACTACCTGGGATTCCTCTCACAACATATAATACTTTTTCCATATTACAAAGGTAAGAAAAAAATTGGCATAAAAAAAGGGAGTTTAACTCCCTTTTAAATTATTAATCCATTGTCCATTTTATGAAGTCATCATTACTAACATTTTTGTCAGGTGCAGTTATTACTAAACCACTAGTTCCTGAAGTACCCATAGTTCCTGAAGTACTAGTACCTGAATAAACACCACATTTCCCAGTATCGTCGATAGCCTTCATTATTGTATCGTAGTCAAATGTGTATCTGTTACCACTTGTACCACTTCTCAACTTTTCAGTTTCTCCTCCTTTGTATTCTGTTTTTGTATTTGTTTCTGTTTCTGGTTCCGTTTCTATATTATCTTTTGGTTTAACAACTACTTCATCTCTAACTACTGATTCTTGACACAATTTATCTAAAGATTGCATATTCCCACCTGAGTACCATATTGCTTCCTTATTATATTTGTAATCTTTAAGGTCCTTATTATTTTCATCAGTTGATCCAATCAAATAAAAGTTTTTAGTTTTACAGTTGTAAACAACAAAAGCTTTGTTATCGCGAGCATAAACCCTTCCACCCGTTCCGTATTGTACAAAATTTGCGGTTACTTTTCTTGTTGTAATTAAAGAATTTTTTATTTTATTTGATTTTTTAAATGTTGTACCTTTATATAATTTCAAATCATCATCAGACCAACTTCCTTTAGGTTCAAATGTTGTTGTGGTTGCTTTCAGACTCACAGTACTTTCTTCATTCAAAATGTTTTGACCACTTTCTTTCAATATTGCGTTTTTGTGCAAACCCAATATTCTTTGGATTTCACCCTCTTTTAAGTTCAATTTATTTCTCATTTTCTTGTTAATCCATTGTCCATTTTATGAAGTCATCATTACTAACATTTTTGTCAGGTGCAGTTATTACTAAACCACTAGTTCCTGAAGTACCCATAGTTCCTGATGTTCCCATTGTACCTGAAGTGCTAGTTCCTGAATAAACACCACATTTCCCAGTATCATCGATCGCCTTCATTATTGTATCGTAGTCGAAAGTATACCTATTACTACTTGTACCACTTCTTAAATCACCAGTTTCTCCTCCTTGGTATTCTATTTCTTGATTGGTTTCTTTTTCACATTTCCATCCAGATGCTTGGTAATCTTCCCAAGTTTTATGTCCACATGCTTTAGCCTTTTTAATTTTTTCATCATCTGTTTGTTTTTCCTGTTCTGGTTTGATAACCTCTTGATCTTTAACAACCGATTCTTTACACAATTTATCTAAAGATACCATACTTTTTGCATCATATGTCCACTTTGTTTTTTTATAATCAAAATCGTCTATTTTTGTATTCTGAACAGTATACATCTTTTTTGTCTTACAATTATAAACAACAAAAGCCTTATTATCTATTCCATCAGCACCAGCCTTCATACCCCAACCATATATATAATCCAATCTTACCTGTCTAGTTGTGACTAAAGAATTTTTTATTTTAGTTGATGGTTTAAATGTTGTACCTTTATAAAGTCTAAGGTCGTATTCCTCGCTATTATTACTTGATGGGTCAAAATCTATATTAGTTTTTAAAGAGAATGTTTGCTCTTCATTCAATACTTGATAATTATTTTCTTTTAAAATAGCTTGCTTGTGTAACCCCAATATCCTTTGGACTTCCCCTTCTTTTAGATTTAATTTATTTCTCATAATATTATATAAAAATAATATTCATTATCATTACTATAGTGCATCTTCATTAAAACGATATGAAGTATATGTTTCGATAGCATTTTTTGTTTTATCTCCAGGTATTCCGTCAACACCATCTTTGTTAGGTCCTGATTTACCAAGTTCCGCATTGAAGCAATCTTTTAGTCTTTGTTGAATGATCATAACCTGACTTCTTGTTTGTTCGTTAAGGATTTCTCTCTCAACAATTACATTTTGTAATCTTTTGTATTGTTTTTCGTTAAGAACCAATTTTTTCATATTGTTTTTTCTTAATAAATATATTGTAAACAAAAAAAGGTGAGAATAAATCTCACCTTTTAAGAGGCCGACATTGAAATGTCTTTTTCTCCACCACTTTGTTTTTTTGTAGAACAAAGAAACTATATTTTATACATCCAAATTTTTACCACATTTTCATTTGTGAAGTAATTTTTGAATTGTGAATTTTCTATCATTCCATTAGATAAATTAAATTCGAAAACCTCACCACTTATGTTCCCCCAAACTGTATTGTTTAATGTTAAAGTGAATCCAATACTATTGGGGTATAAATTATATGTTGAAGTCACTCCATTGAAAGTATAGGTGTTATTATTCGAAAAGACAAGTGTGTCTGATCTTAATTCTTCATTGAATGGTGTGTTCAATACTTTGGTGATAACCCATGTAGTATTTTTCAAACTTAAAGTAGTGTCAACAGATGTTGTATCCGTAATAATAGGTTGTGGTGGTAAAGGTTGTTGAGGTTTTATTTCAACTTTCTCACAGGAAAGTAAAACCAAAGTTATAATTGATAAAATAAAATACCTCATACTACACTAATGTTTCTAATTTATTTCTAACTTGTTCACCCAAATTAACAGGAGTTAAGTTTGTAAGAATTACAGATTCTTTAAGTACTTTGAACGGGATGTGTACCATGAAAAATTCTCCGTCGTAGAAGGACAAATCTTGGTTAAGATTCAAAGCGCCGTCAATCATTTTTAAAAAGATTTTGAACTGTGTTGGGTCAACAAAAGATTCAGATAACATAATACCAAACTTTTCATTGACGATTTTGATAGTGTGATTTATTGGTGTTTTGATCATTGTATAATTTATTTCTACAAATATACTATTTTTTTCTTTTAAAAAAAATATCTTCTAAATTTTTTTCGAAGATATATATATAAGTATGAAAGTAAAAATAAAAGACAATATCTTTGATGTCAAAACTTTAATAACCCCCAAAGACACCCAACAAGGAATGATGGGTAAAAAATTTGACGGTTTTGATGGTATGTTATTTTTTATGAAAAATGAACCACACTCATTTTGGATGAAAAATTGTGTGGTGCATTTAGATATTCTGTTTATAGATAACAATAAAATTGTAAAAATTCACCACAACTGTAAACCTTGTTTTGATGATGAATGTGATCACTATCAAGGTCATGGTGATTTGGTTTTGGAATTACCAGGTGGTACTTGTAAAAAATATCAAATCAATATGGACGATGAAATTACTTTGATTTAAAGTATTTCTACTTTTACTTTCAGTTTTTCGTCAACAAAGGTTTGGACCCTTCCTCGAGCAATGTCACAATAGTTTGGACTCAATTCAATTCCTAACCATCTACGATCTAATATTTCTGCGGCAACTACAGATGTTCCGCTACCACAAAATGGGTCCAATACTACATCGTTCTTGTAGGACAATATCTTAATTGCTTTGGTTGGTATGTCCATCGAGAAAGTTGCCTTGGTGAGTGATTTAGTATCTGCAAAGTAATTCCACTGACCAAACACAAGTTCCATAAATTCTTTCTTATCGTTTTCTTCATAGACCATCTTATTTCTTTTTGATCCATCTTCGTTTTCAATTTCAGTTAATTCTCCAGTCCATTGTGGCTGACCTTTGATTTTTTTAATGTGTTGTTTTTTGTAAGCTAAAATAACACACTCTTTAGGGTTATATATGTAAGGACTTGAGGGACTCATCCAAGATCCCCAAGCGGTAGTTTTACTTCTGTGTGGTGATTGTTCTTCTAAATCCACAATACCAAAGAAACCAAAACCGATCTCTTTCATAATCTGCCACATCTCTGACACAAAGAAGATACGACCACCTTTTTTCTGTCTGTTAATTTCATAAGGGATATTCAAAGCTATACGACCATCGTCTTTCATTACTCGGTAAGCTTCTGACAACCAAGACTTAGCAAATTCAACATACTCGTTAAATTCCATGTCATCCTCGTGAACATCATATGCAATCCCGACTCCATATGGTGGAGATGTGACAATTAAATCAACACTACCTTCAGGCAATGTTTTCATGACCTCGACACAATCTCCGTTTATAATTTTTCCTGTTTCTATCATTTTTTAAATTCCTGCTGTTATGTGGTAATAGTAACCTTTCGGTGTCATATCCCCAAATGATTTATAAATTTCATATCTTTTATCATCATAGAACATATCTGTGACAATTTCAACTCTACAACCCACATCTTTAACCTCAAATCTAATTTTTTCTACATCAAAGTCTTCTTCCAATGGTATGTCATAAACTAATAGGTCACCCTTACAGTAATCTTCTATTATAAGATAAGCATCTTGACTACAATACTTTTCTTCATAGTCACATTTTTCACGATCAAGTTCTTCTGTTTCGTATACCAAATTTCCATCTTCATCTTCTACTTTCATATAAAAAGTTTCAGGATATGGACCTATTAGTGTTTCTAATTCTGAGTCGAAATAACTTTCAACTCCTAGTACTTCACAAATCTGATCGTAATCCATTTCATCAAACTCAACTCTTTTGTCTTGAAAAGTGTTGTATTGTTCAGTGTTTAGTTTGAATGGGTAGACCTCAGCCCCTCTATGTCCTAATGTAAACTTGTAGTATTTCATGTTATATCTTAAAATAAAAAATTAATAAATTTATAAACTAAAATTCCCATCAAATACAACCAAACGACAATGATTGAAAATGCTAAAATTCTGTAGTTTCTTTGTACTTGATCCTCTCGTCTTCCTTGATAATCATTTGGGTTCCAATCTTTTTTCATAATCATATAAAATTTGAGATCATTTGTGCTAATTTATATCCTGTAAAAGCCCCTGCGGCTGCGGATCCTGGAAGAATAATAAACTTACCTAACATCGTTTCATACTTCTTTCTATTCACAATATAAGAAATCAGAATGTAATAAACAACATAATTAATCAATACTAAAAAGTCCAGTTCTTTTGCCGCAAACACAACAATAGAGTTTCCAAGAAAACCCCACATAAAGTTGATTAGTGTTTCTCTTAATAATTCATTTGGTGTTGTAAGAGCATCCCAAACACTAATCTCTTTATCGAACCCTGTTTTATTTTTCAAGTGTCTCGATGTGGTGTTGGAGGTACCATAATGCTTTTCTGAGGTCCTCGAGTTCTTTGTCTTTTCCTTTTTTTCCTGCACGGCTTATATATTTTACTGTATTTCCTAAACTAAATCCCAAATCCCAAGCGTCAATAACTTTAATTGCTTCGTAAGGGTTGTTTTCTCCACCATAATGTTGTGGGTGATTAACTTGTTCTACTTTTGGTGTCGGACACTGACAAGGTCCTGACCCACCACATACACATTCTTTTTCCATTATTCTTCCCTATATTCTTTTAATAACTCATCGTTAGACATTGTACCGTATTTTCCGGTAAGACCATCCATATCAACAAATGAAGTCATCATAGTTTTTGTATCATAAAGAAGTTGAGCGACATATAATGAATTAACAATCTCACGAATGATTTTGTATGGATCGGCATTTGAACCTGGTCTACGATCTTCGATATATCCTTTCCATTCTTTAGCCGTGTCCTGAGGAACTCTAATTGATGCTCCACGATCAGACACACCCCAACTGAACTTATCAATTGACTGAGTTTCATATTCACCTGTCAAACGAAGATTATTGTTTGAACCATAGGCCTTGATATGATCTTCGTGTCTAGATTCCAAGGCGTTGAATAGTGCCATAAAGTATTGTTCATTACCGTCAAATCTCATCATGTCTGTTGAAAAATTTGTATGGAGTCCTGATCCATTCCATTCTCCATGAGTAATTGGTTTTGGGTGAAGTTCAATGTGATAACCATAGTTCTCAGCAATCTTGAATAGGAAGTATCTAGTCATCCAAAGATCATCTCCACCTTTTAATTTACCTTGTGAAAAAACTTGATATTCCCATTGACCCAAAGCAACTTCAGCGTTTGTTCCAGTAATATCAATACCATAATGTAAACACATGTTCAAGTGTTCCTCAACAAATGGACGACCAACAACATTATGTCCTACACCACAGTAGTACTCACCTTGACCTTTAAGGATGTTTCTCTTATGACCCAAAATGTTTCCATTTACCTCTTCACGAATAAAATACTCTTGTTCGAAACCAAACCAAAGATCTTCAAATCCTTCACCAATTTCTGATCTTTTATTTGATTGGTGTGGTGTTCCATCTGGATTCAATACCTCACACAAAACATAAACAGGATCCTTTCCATACATAAAATTAGGCGGAGCGTAATGTCTAACAGGTTTTAGTAAACGATCAGAGTTTCCTGTCTCGGCTTGTAATGTTGATGAACCATCAAAGTTCCACATAGGAAAATTTCCATCAAGAAACGCATTCTTAACAGATTCATAATCAACAATTTTAACTTTACTTCGTAAGTTTGGTTCTGGTTTGTAACCATCCAACCATACATATTCTAATTTAATTTTCATTTCATTTTATTTATGACATTTATTATTTCTTCTTCAGTAAAACCTTCACTATACATCCTGTAAACTTTGCGTGAAAAATCGTCGGTGCAAATGATTGCATCGGCGGACAAATATTTCATTAGGTTGTTGATGTTGTTTAGTATGTTTTCTTTTTTCAAAAATCTTTTATTGAATCCCATGATTTAAATTTTTAATTTTTTGAGTTTCAATAAAGTATTTTCTTACATTTTTACCCAATTCTTGATCATTTGGGAATTTTTTTATCATTTCATTTAGGAATTTAAATAAATCTAATTTTTCTTTTTCACTCATTGTTCTGAATTTAATTGTTCAAACTTTTTTGTCTGTGATATGTGACCTGCAATTCTTCTTTTAAACATTGGTAGTAGTGTTTCATCAATAGGAAAAATTCCACTTGAGCTCATGTGAAAAATTGGTGCGGTTTTCTTTTCAACAGGACTGAATGAAGAAAAGTTATTTATAATTTTTGATATTGTCAAATCATTTAAAGGTTGATTGTAAATTAATTTAACATTTGTCATTTGTTGTGGATTTAGTTTGGTTTCTTTTTTGATGGTATACTCCCAAACATAATAAGTTTTTTCGTGATCTATAAAGTAAAAAAATCCTTTTGGGTTAAGAACATTTTTTTTATTCCTTTTGATTTTCATGTCTAAAGAATCAAAAACTATTGTCCAAACAGATTTTGCAACATTGAAGTACTCCATCATTCTTGGCGCGGAGTATATTAATATTTTTCTAAATTCTTTTGATTCTTCTTCCGTCATATAGGGAAGTTCTTTTACTTTCAAATCCTTAACCATTATTTCGTCGTCGATATGGTTAAGTTTTTTGTCTGTATAAACTATTTTATGATCTCTCATAAGAGCCTGAACATTCATTAAGTGTAATGATAATTCGATAAAACCAGGATATAACTCTAATTTATCAAGTTTATCTCCCATTTTTTGAAAGTAAGAAAGTAATTTGTATTCTTTGTATTCTCTATCAATAGGTTTTTCGAACATCCAATCGGTGTTCATCAAAAATTCTATT